TATTACGGAGGGGAAGATGAGTCTTTATAAAAATATTAATGCACGAAAGAAGTCTGGTACATCTCGTACTAAAGCTAAGTCAACTGTAAGTGACAAGGCTTATTCTAATATGAAGAAGGGTTTTCCAAAGAAGAAACCTAAATAATGAGCTTTCTTTCTATTGAAGATCGTAATGTTTTGCGAAGAGTAGTGCATACTGTGCATATGAAGCATATGCCTAAACATCTTCTTACAAACTATGAGGCTGATAAATTAATTGATTCCTTCTTACCAGAAACTGTTGAGAAACTAGTAAAAGCAGGCAAGGATAACCACATTGACAGACTTTAAGTACAAACCTGATGGCGAAGTTCTTAAAAAATTCATGCGTGATGACTCTTTTTTTAGAGGAATACGTGGGCCAGTAGGTTCAGGCAAATCAGTTGCTTGTTGTGTAGAAGTTTTCCGTAGAGCGTTGGAACAGAAGCCAAATGACAAGGGAGTTCGCCGTTCTCGATGGGCTATTATAAGGAATACTAACCCACAATTGCGAACAACTACCATTAAAACGTGGCTTGATTGGTTTCCTGAGGAAGAATGGGGTAAGTTCATGTGGAGCGTACCTTATACTCATTGGATCAGGCAAGCTGACCTAGAATTAGAAGTATTGTTCTTAGCTCTTGATAGACCTGAGGATGTTAAAAAGTTATTATCCCTTGAATTAACTGGGATTTGGATCAATGAAGCCAGAGAAATCCCAAAATCAATAATCGATGCAACAACAATGAGAGTAGGAAGATTCCCTTCAATGCGTGAAGGAGGGCCATCTTGGTCTGGTGTAATAGCCGATACTAATGCTCCTGAAGAAGATCATTGGTGGCCGATTATGTCAGGCGAAGTTCCAATCCCAGACCATATTGCTCTTGAACAGGCACGTATGTTAGTTAAACCTGACAACTGGAAGTTCTATATTCAACCATCAGGCATGGTAGAAACTAAATTTAAAGACGGAATGATTGATGCTTACGGAGCAAACAAAGATGCAGAAAATGTAAAGAATATGTTGCCCACTTACTACCGAAATCTTATTAGAGGTAAAACTAAAAGTTGGATTGACGTGTATGTTATGAATAGACTAGGCTCGATTCAAGAAGGGAAGCCAGTATATCCTATGTTTGTAACTGATACTCATGTAGCTAAAGAAAGAATTGCTATTGCTGATGGTGTTCCTTTGTATATAGGGGTCGATTTTGGTTTAACTCCTGCCGCTGTATTTGGACAGAAGGTTCGAGGAAGATGGTTAATACAAGCAGAAATTGTAGCTATTGACATGGGTATCGTACGTTTTGCTGAGCTATTACGCCAAGAAATAGCAACACGATTTGGCAATTTAGATGTAAATATCTTTGGTGATCCTGCAGGAGACTTCAGAGCACAGACAGATGAGTCAACTCCCTTCCAAATTATGCGTGGTGCAGGGTTAAAAGCTACACCTGCTCCAAGTAATTCTGTTGATTTGCGTCTTGAGTCTGTTGCATCCTCATTAAATAAAATGGTTGAAGGTAAGTCTGCTTTTCTAGTTGACAAGAGATGTGAGACTTTAATTAAAGGGTTTGAAAGTGGGTATTCATACAGGAGAATGAACGTATCTGGTGAAAGATTTGACGATAAACCTGATAAGAATATGTATTCGCACATACATGATGCACTACAGTACCTAATGTTAGGTGCAGGAGAAGGCAGAATGTTAATGCGTGGTGCAAAACCTGTTGATGCTTTTAATGGAAGAAAAGATTTTGACGTATTTGCAAGGCAACCTACTCAAAGAAAGCGTAAATCTCTGTGGGCAAGGTTATAATTGTGCGTTGCATTTAATCGCTAAGTATGATTGTTATTAATAATAATTTAACCGGAGAGAAGCATGTGCTTACCAACAAGATCACCTTCACCACCACCACCTGATCCATCAATTGCAGAGGCACAGGCAGAAGCGAATGATACAGAACAAGCTGTTCGTTCAGAAAACAAAGAAGAAACTTTAGAAAAAGGTATTAAACGAGCAAGAGGTGGAACTGGTAGAAGATCTTTGCTAACAGGTAAGTCTGGTGGTATGGGTTATTATAACGAGTATATGTAATGTTGATGTATAATGATCAGAAAGATAACTCCCCATCTGAGGCTGATAATACAAAAATTGCAGAGAAATATCTCCGCATGTATCAGAAAGCTAAACAGCATAGGGAAAACTTTGTACCTTTATTTGAAGAGTGTTATGAATACGCTCTCCCAATGCGTGAAAGTTTCTATTCGGAAAGTGTTGGTCAACGTAGAGATGACAAAATCTTTGATGAGACTGCCGTTGTTGGTGTGCAAGAGTTTGCGTCAAGGTTGCAGTCTGGCCTTGTGCCTAATTTTGCACGTTGGGCAGACTTTACAGCAGGGAGCGAAGTACCTAAAGAAGAACGTGATGTTGTTAATAACGAACTTGACGAGGTAACAGAGTATGTATTTGAAATTATACAGAACTCTAATTTTGCTCAAGAAATTCATGAATCATTTATGGATCTTGCCGTTGGAACTGGTGTCTTGGTTGTTTCAGAAGGTGATGCGATTCATCCAATTAACTTTAGTGCTATCCCTTTACCTCATATCGTTCTTGATACTGGCCCTGATGACTATATTGACCATGTTTATAGGGAACGCCCTTGTAGGAATTCAGATATTCCTATCATGTATCCAGACGCAATCGTATCAGAGAAGCTACGAAGGAAAATTGAGACAAGCCCAGAAGACAAGACTAAAATTCTTGAGATAGTTTGTAGAGATTACTCAGTTAAAAACCAAGATCAGTTTTTGTTCTATGCAATTGACCCTGCATTAAAAGAATTAATTAAAAAAGAAACATATACTGGTGTGGGATCAAATCCATTTGTATGTTTTAGATGGTCTAAATGTTCAGGCGAAGTTTATGGGCGAGGCCCTTTAATGAACGCCCTTAGTGCAATTAAAACTACCAACCTCACAATAGAATTAATACTAGAGAACGCACAGATGGCTATCTCAGGTATATATCAGATGGATGATGACGGAGTTATTAACCCTGATACCATTAATCTAGTTCCTGGAACTGTAATTCCTAAAGCACCTAACAGTAAAGGCTTACAACCTGTACCTGCGGCAGGAAATTTTGACGTTGCAAGTTTAATCCTTAACGATATGAGGCTTAATATAAAACGAGCTTTGTATAATGATATGTTAGGTAATCCAGATAAGACTCCTGCTACTGCTACAGAAGTTGCAGAACGTATGGCTGATTTATCAAGAAGAATTGGTAGTGCTTTTGGTCGTTTGCAAGCAGAACTTGTGCAACCTGTCCTCCAAAGAGTTGTATATATTCTAAAGAAACAAGGGCGAATAGACTTACCTACCATAAACGGAAGAGAAGTTAAGGTACGAAGTGTATCTCCCCTAGCTCAAGCACAGAACAACCAAGACATTTCTTCCGTTGCTAGATTTTTAGAGATGGTTCAAACAAGATTTGGGCCAGAGATTATGAATATACTTATTAACTCAGAAGAAACTGCGGCATACCTTGCTAAAAAGTTTGGTGTTCCTGATGTGCTAATTAGAGATGTGGCAGAGCGTAAACAATTAGTTCAAATGGCACAGCAATATGCACAACAACAACAGCAACAACAACAAATGATGCAGAATCAAACGCAGAATATGGAAGGCGTAGCTCCACCAGATGAACAACAGCCACAGCAATAAACCATTTATAGGGCTTGATGGATACCAACGTATTAAAGAAGCTGATAAGCAAATTAGTTTAAATGTTGCCCATGTATTCCAAACAGATTCAGGCAAAGAAGTATTAAAGTATCTACGTTCTATAACAATAGAGCTAGTTCATGGATCGAATGTTACAAACGAGGAACTTCGCCATGTAGAAGGTCAACGATATTTAGTTGGTCTTATTGAATCTCGTATTAACCATGCACATAAGGTAAAAAACAATGAGTGATGAAGCACAAGTTGCCGTAGCTGAAGGTGTTGAACCAATAGAAGAGACTCAAGGAAGTCTATTACAGACTCAAGAAGTTTCGGTTGAACGACCTGAATGGCTACCTGAAAAATTTAAAAGCCCTGAAGACTTAGCTACTGCTTATAACAGTCTTGAAACTAAACTAGGCTCTTCTAAAGAAGAAGCTGTGAAAGCTTATCAAGAAGAAATAGACAAAGAAGCTTTTGCGAACAGGCCTGCAACGGCAGGTGAGTATCAGATACCAGAAGTTCTTGACGTAACTAATGTAGCTGATAACAAATTACTTAATTGGTGGGCTGACCACAGTTTTAGTAGTGGGTTTAGCCAAGAAGAATTTGAAGAAGGTATACAATTATACATTACAGAGAATGGTGAAAAGCAACAAGGCCCTGTTTATGAAGAAGAATTAAAAAGACTTGGCGATAATGCTACTGCTCGTACTGAATCTGTAGGTTTGTTTGCTCAGAAATTCTTTCCTGAAAAAAGTATGCCTGCTATTCAACGCATGTGTGAAACTGCTGATGGCATTATTGCTCTTGAACATATTATGGAAAACATGAAAACTGCACAACCTATGGTTGGGTCTTCAAGTGTTGGAAGATTAGATGAAGCTACTCTTCAAAGTATGATGCAAGATGAGAGATATCATAACCCTGCTAAAAGAGAGAAATCATTTGTCCAATCTGTAGAGAATGGATTCAAACAATTATATGGCAGAAGTTGAGCTAAATAGAATTGGCAGGCTATCATTAGTTAAAGCCAATGAGTATCATGCTGAAGAAATTGCAGACAAGTTAAGGTTGTCAGATAGAAAAGAATGTCTGATACATGACATGTCTCCTCTTGAAGCGTTGACTGAACCTTTAGTTTGGGAAGGTGCGTTTAGTTACTCTCTGAAACTAGATAATGATTGTATTGCTATGTGTGGAACTGTGCCTATAGATGAGAACTGTGGTAGGGTTTGGCTATTAGGTACTGGTGCTATCAATCAAAACTTTAGAACCTTTCTTCGTGGATGCAAATATGTACGTGATCTTTTGCAAGGAGAGTATTCTCAAATAGAAAACCTTGTTCCTGCCGATCATCACGAAACAATCATGTGGTTAACGTGGTGTGGTTTTACTTTTGATGAGCAACCTTATGATCTTAATGGCCATGCTATGATACGATTTGTGCGTTGCGTAAAGAGAAAACGCCCCGACGATTGAGAGGGAATTT